AATAAAATGGGCTTACCTGAGCCTTTGGTTAACGCAGTAAAGAATCAGGCATATTCACCAGGGTCAAGCGACATTACTGTTACTACATTAATTCAGCCCCCTTTAATCAGAAAGCTACGCAAACAATACGATTCTGAGATAGAAGAGGACGCTTCTGACCGTATTTGGGCATTAATAGGTAGTGCAACCCATGGAATCCTTGAAAACGCATTTAAAGGGTCTACAGCACGTGTTGAGGAACGGGTATATGCTACCCTATTAGGATGGAAATTAGGCGGTCAGTTCGACGTTTTAGAGGGTTCTACGCTATCTGATTATAAGATTACCTCTGTTTACTCTGCTGACGGTAAGATTGAGTGGGAACAACAGCTTAATGTATTACGTTGGTTGTTGCATAAAAACAACACTCAAGTCGATAAATTACAGATTATTGCCATATTCCGTGACTGGAGTAAGCATGGGATTAAAAAGAACCCTGATTACCCACCATCACAAGTGGGAGTTATTAACATTCCTGTATGGACATTGGAAGAGACTGAGGCTTACGTTAAAGAACGTATTGCACTGCACCAATTAGAAGAACCTCCTATGTGTAATGATGAGGAGCGTTGGACGACCCCTGAACAGTGGGCGCTAATGAAAAAGGGCGGTAAAAGAGCAATAAAGCTATACCCGTCACAGGAAGGGGTTATACTCACCCCAGACCAATATTGGGAACATAGACCAGCAACTCATAAACGGTGCGAAGATTATTGTTCTGTTTCTAAGTTCTGCCCATTGTGGAATAACACTTTATTCTGATATGATACAAACGACACTGCAGGCTTCCCCTCCTTCCCCCTTCAAGGTGTTCCCCTCACCTTTGCCTGCGGTGTCACCCTACTCTGAAAGCTAAATATGACACCTTTAAAGAACTTAAAGATTGTTGGTAAGCGCTATAAACTCATCTATGATGCCAAGATGCAAGATGACTGTGGTCAGTGTGACGACAACAAACAAACGATTACGATAAAAAAAGAGATGCCATCTGACTTAGAGTTAGATACAATCATCCACGAAGTAACTCATGCTATTGATTATCAAATGAATTTAGATATGTCTGAACGTCAAGTGCATGGGGTGGGAGCAGGACTTGCTGCAGTATTAATTGATAATCCAAAATTTTTAGAATATTTGTCAAGACTAGTAAAAGGGGAATAACGTGGCTTTACCAATTTGTTCGGAAGAGGAATTTGTTGCTCTATGGAAGCAACATAAATCAGCAACTAAAATATCACAAGTTCTTGGATGTTCTATCAGAACAGTTCACGAAAGACGAAGAAGGATTGAGAAAAAACTAGGCATCTTATTTGATTCATTAGATTCAAGAGGAAGACCTAAATTCATTACTCCTGAAGATAAAATTAGATGCAATTATGAAATTGAAGATGGCGTAGTAATTGTTGGTTCAGATGCACACTATTGGCCTGAATATGTCTCTACTGCTCATAGAGGGTTTGTAGAAGTAATTAAGAGACTTCAGCCCAATATGGTGATTCTTAATGGTGATATTTTTGACGGGCATGGGATTAGTCGCCACGGCAGAATTTCATGGCAAGATAAAGGCCCAACTGTTAAGGAAGAATTGGAAACTGTACAAGCTCGTTTAGCAGAGATTGAAAAGGTTAGACCTGCAGGATGTATTCTTCACAGAACTATTGGCAACCATGACTCTCGTTTTGAAGGTAAGTTATGTAATGACGTTCCTCAATATGAAGGTGTGTTTGGCACTATTCTTAAAGACCATCTACCTGAATGGAGTTATTCTTGGTCAGTGATGATTAATGACGAGTGTATGGTCAAGCATCGTTGGCACAATGGTATCCATGCGGTATATAACAATACATTGAAATCAGGCACATCTATGGTTACTGGTCACTTACATAGCCTTAAAGTAACACCTTGGACTGATTACCGTGGAGACAGATATGGCGTTGATACAGGCACATTGTCTGCATTAGGTGGGCCTCAATTCTTATACTTAGAAGATAGCCCTGTTAACTGGAGAGCTGGCTTTGCCGTTTTAACATTTAAAGATGGAAAACTATTGCCACCTGAGTTAGTTCATGTTATTAGTGAAGATGATGGAACAATCTATTTTAGAGGCGAAGTTATCAACGTATAAGGATAAATAATGGCAACAAAGAAAAATGTAAGTCTATCTGTCGGTCGTGGTGAGAAGTTACCAGTTTCTCAAGGAGCTGGTTTAACCGCCAAAGGACGTGCTAAATATAACCGTGAGACAGGTAGTAACTTAAAAGCACCTGCACCTAACCCAAAGACTAAAGCTGATAAAGGTCGTAAAGCCTCTTTCTGCGCTAGGATGAGTGGTATGCCAGGGCCTATGAAAGATGAAAGTGGTAAACCTACTCGTAAAGCTGCATCATTAAAAAGATGGGGATGCAAATGAAACAAGGTCTATACGCAAATATTCAAGCTAAACGTGAACGGATTAAAGCAGGCTCAGGCGAGAAAATGAGAAAGCCTGGGACTAAAGGCGCACCTACTGACAAGGCATTTAAGCAAGCTGCTAAAACAGCTAAAAAATGAGGGGACATCTCCACGTCTGCCAATTCGTTGATGCCATAGGGGGAAAGCCGAAAAATCCCTATGTTGAGCATACCCTCGTGTCGGCTTAACTCAGGAACAAGGCTCGTTCATCTTTACGACGGTTATCCAAGCCTTTAAGAACTTTGCCACCAGCTTTGTTCCAAGTTAGTAGCTCATCCATAGCACCTTCAAAATCACCTCGGTTATATCTCATTCTAACTTGGCTTCTCTGTAAATTTCCTAAACCAACATTAAACGAGAAAGAAGTTAGTGCATCTAGATGGTTTTGATTATTAGCAGTAGCAGGGCAAAGACGAAGAACTCCTGATACAAAACGAGCAAGGTCTTTTTTAAGAATGTCATCTACTTCCTCCATTGATAGAGTTCTATCCCAACCAGCAGGAATAGGTAAATCTTTTCTTTCAGCAAGTGGAACTTTAGCATGATTAGGGTCAATCACATGACCAACCCCTACAGTCCACAAAAAAGCAGGACATTTGTATGGCTTTGTCCTAACCCCCTCGTGGTGCTTAATCATCTCAATACACTTTTGACTAACGTTCATTTCTTGAATGCCTGTCCACCAAAGTAGAATGCAATAATAGAAGCAAAGATTTGTTGGCTATCATCATCCCATAATTGGTTTAATGCGTCATTAAAGTTTACTTCTGTCTTGAAAGCATAGATGAAGCCAAATACATCCACAAACACAAGCAAAGCAAACATACCATAGGTAATAGCAGGACGTACCATAGCACGTGCGTTAATGACCCATTGAGATGCTCCTTTAGCACTTTCCGTGTCGTGTTGTAACAAAGCCATGTGGGTTTGCATATCTGCATTGATTTGTACCTGTTCAGTTCTGATTTCTTCAACTTTAGCTTGGGCTGCATAGCCTGCTGCTAACATTTGCATTTCACGCTCAGTCTGCATACGAGCTAACTCTAATTCATGCTTCTTGTCTTTAGAGTCTTGAAACATATCTAATATCTTTGGGACACCACCCATCAAGAAAGATATAACGGTTGAGATAATGGTCATCATAATTAGTTTCCTAAACGGTTAGTAGTTGCTTTTTTAACGGCACTTAATTCTGCCTTTAATTCTTGTCTAGTAGCTTCTAGTTCTACCTTTTGTGCATTAGCTGATGCTCTTGCTTCCTTTTGTGTAGAATCTGAAACAACCTTAGCTTCTTTAGCATTAATCAATGCGTCAGATAACTTCTCTTGAATCTTAATAATAGCCTCTTGTTGACTAGCTACTTTTTCTTCTAGTGCATCAGCTTTACGTTTGGCGGCAGATGCAGTGCTATCCGTATCAGAATATCCTGTCACCATACTCTTCATTTCGTTGTAATAAGTAATGCCGTTATAAGCACCTGTACCAATAGCGCCAACGCTACCAATTACCAAAGTAGCTAATACGGTAGGATTATTCTTTACCGACTTGACTAGCTCTGTTAGTTTTTCTAAATCAATCATTGTTCAAACTCCAAGTATTCTTTCAAAGGGGTCTGAGTTATAGGTGGTAACCCTAATAACTCCATTAATAAACTATCTTGTATCTGTATCTCTTTGGGTATTTCCTGACTCATATTTGTCACTGGAAATAGATTCGGCTGAGGAATCCCTGGCTTCACGAATATCTCCAATGACAACGCAAGGCCCAGACCACCAACTGATACTTTCCCCTTTGGTGCTGATTCCGATGGCTTCGTGTTCGATGAGGTGTTCTGTGATGTACCCTGTGTTGTCTGAGAATCCGTCTTGGATGGAGTCGGGGCAGGTGCCTGTACAGTTGCAGGTTCGCTCTGAGTGGTTGGTGCAGATGTGACAGTTGTCGTTGAACTTACTGTGGGCTGAACCGTCGCATTCGCACTGATTGGACTCACAGGGCTTGTAGGATTCGTTGGGTTTGTAACACTCTTGGTGCAAGTATTGGATGTTGTTTGCCACCCACTCCATACTGGACTGCCATACGGGTCTGGGCAGGTTGATGAATTCACCTGAGTAATGGTACCCGTATACCCAGTTGGGCAACTTAACGTTTGGGTTTGTTGGCTCGTTTGGCACGTTGGACTATCCCTTTGGCAGGTGTTTTGCGTTGTTTGCCAGCTTCCCCACGTTTGGGTTGTGCAGTTGTAGGTTCTGGTTTGGATAATGCTTCCAGAGTAGTGGACTGGGCAACTGACGGTTTGCGTTTGCGTTGTTGCTTGGCAAGCTGGGGCTGTATAGTAGCCTCCACAGTATTGTTGCTTCCACCATTCAGGCCATCCTGAGCTGGTTGCACACGCATAGCACGTCGAATTATATTGCGTACCATTCCAATAACAGTAGTCAGCATTACTTATCCTTGGCAGAAATAGTATTAGAAAGAGGAGGAACCGTGCCATACAGTCTTTCAAAACGTTGTGGGAACTTTTTAATCCATTCGTCACGGGCTGCATCTCCAATTAAGCCATCAATAGGGCATGGAGTGCCTGACATCATCATACCGTCCCAAATACGTTGGTCACCGCATAATACGGCTACTGCTGCAACTTTGAGACCCAAATCATTAAGAGTCTTAGCAATTTTAATACGCTCACAATTAGTATCCGTGTACACCGTACCACCGCTAACACCAATAGCCACAGTAGAAACTGCACCAGATAAAGGAATGCCACAAACATCTTGACTAAACGCACTCATTGATGGGGCAACGGCTGTAGGAACAGGCTGACCCTTATAGTTAATCGTAGTATCTTGAGCCTTGACGTTTCCTATTGCTAATGCAATCAAACCGCCCAAGATGAAGGAAAGTATAAATAGTATTGTTCTCATTTTGTAGGGAAGTTTCCTGTACCTGCTGCCCACAGTAATAAGGCAACAAATGCAAAGCCAAGCAACTTAGTAATGCGCTTGACTACGGACTCCCCCACTGATGTATAAAAGTTCTTAATAACTCGTTCTGTTACTTTTTCAACAAGTTCTTCAAGTTGTTCTTCGTTTAGGTTTAAATTTGACATGATTAAGTAGCTTGGGTCTGTGCAGTTAATATACCATTTACAAAAGTCATACTACCATTTGTTCCACCAGCAGTTAACTTTGCAGTTGTGATTGTTGCTGTAATACCAACGTTTTCTGTAGCCATCGTACCTAATCCACTAACACTAGTATGTGGAATAGTTGTCGAAGCCGTTACATCCCCACCACTTCCGTTTCCATACAAATACCCTGTAAGCGTAGTAGTTTTCAACGCATTTGTATTGACACGTGCAGGTGTTGTTGTTCCTAAATCAGGAGGACTTGCAAACAAGTTAGTGATTGCAGTGCCTGAGATAGTTCCTGAAGCTGATAGATTTGTGAATGACCCTGCGGCTGCAGTAGCCTGACCAATAGGAGTGCTGTTAATGGTAGAGCCTGATATACCGACTCCACCGATAGCTCCACCTGTAATGGCTACTGAATTAGCATCTTCATAAGCCATAGTTCCTAAAGTAGCACCTGGCGCACCTAGAGTAGCATAGATACTATAGAACCAGTCTCTAAACTGTCTAGAGTTAATATCTTGGCTAACTGCAGGAGGAGGCGATAACTTAGGCATTATTACTTAGGCATCTTTTTAGCAGCGTTCTTACGAGGTCTAGCCATGCCTGCTTTGCTCATCGCAATAGCAATAGCCTGCTTCTGAGGACGACCTGCCTTCATCTCAGTCTTAATATTTGCACCAATAATCTTTGGGCTTTTACCTGGTTTTAATGGCATTATCTTTTCTCCTTTTTAAGTTCGTAAGCACCATATGTTGCTTTAATAATCATCTCACCAACTTTGTCTAAATCTTTCTTAGTCTTAGCATTGTTGATAACATCAGTAATCCTTTGGAATTCTACAGGGTCTTTAATGACGGCTTTATTAACGTCACTAGAAATTTGACCCCATAGCTTCTTGGCTTCTGATACAGGTCTACCGCTAAGATAATGAGCAAACTCCTGCTTAAATGCTTCAGTGCCTACTTCATCTTTGGCGTAATTATAAATCTGTTTCTTGATGTTTTTAGCATTACCAGACTCGAAATAAAGTGGTAATTCATCTTTAGCTTTAGCAACAAATTCCTTCTCAGAAATCTTACGTGCGTTCTCTTCAAGGCGACCCACACCCTTAGACTCTAAAAAGTCATTGAATGCCGTACGTAATTGCGTACGTTGGTCTGAACTTAATTGGCTAAACTTCTCACCTTTTAAGTTATTGATAACGTCATGTCCTGCTGCAACGTTACCTGCTTCATCTTTAAATAATCCTGCAATCTTAGCTTCTTGAGCTGCTTTAGTCTCAGCAGGTAATTTATCAATAATAGCTTTGTATTGTGGAGAACTTAGGAAACTAGCACCTGCATTATCATAGGCAGACTTAGCATTTTCATATACTGTGTTGCCTGTTAATCCTGGGCCGAATTCTTTTTCAATCTCTAGGGCTGCTTGTTTCTGATTAGCCAAGTTACCTACACCTGCAGTCTTAGCTTCTACATTCAACGCCTTCTCAGCATCTTTACCTGCAATCTTAGCTTCAGGAGTAAATATCTGACCAATCTTACGGACAGTGCCATACTTAGGAATCATACTTAAAGCTAAGTCTTCAGCTTTAGAGAATACTGTTTGTGCTAGTTTAGACTTGGCTAAGTAATCTACTGTGTTCTTTACAGGGGCTGTACCACCTGCTGCCATACCTGCAAGAGTTTGGACTCCACCACCATATCCTAGGTCTTTAGCAACTGATTCAGCAAGACCTGACAATGCACCCATAACAGTACCACCTGCACCTGTTACAAGTGCGCCTGGGCCTGTTACAGCACCAATACCTGTACCGATTGCACCACCGATGGCTGCATTCTTACCGATATTGCTTTTGTATTCTGATAATGGAACTGAGCCTACACGATTAGGGTCATATCCAAATGTCTGTTCTTCAACAGGAATATCTCTACGGCGAGATGTAGGGTAAACCATAGCTGCCCCACCACCTGTTGTAGTAACGTCTGTAGTTCCAACTGAAGGTGATTTAACAGTTGATGCAGGAGTTTCTACAGGGGCTTTCCTAGAAGCCATGAACTCTTCAGGACTCATAGGAGTAGCTGAACTAGCTCCTTTAGACCTAGATGCCAACCACTCTTCTGGACTCATTATAATGCTCCTACAGCAGACTTATAGTCATTCCAATCTGTATCAGACATTCCTGCAGGTCGTGAATATGTTTTGCCACCAACGGTTACTGATTCACCACGAGGTTTTGCAGGAGGATTCTTAGCTTCTGGTTTAGATTCTGCAGGAGGAGCCTCAGAACCACCAGTTGATTTTCCAATTGTTCTTTCCATGAACTTGCCAAATGTTTCTTTTTTGTCTTTAGAGTTAGCCCATTTGTTAACGTCTGCAACTGTAAATGGAATAGTTCTTTTAAGGTCATTATCCAACCCTTTTAACATATCCTTCATTTCGTCAGACATCAAACGGCTCTTCATCTTAACAGCCAATACGTTTTCAGCTTCTTGTCTTGCACGAGCAAGTTTAGTCAATACAGTTGCTTGACTGTCGCCCTCTTTAATCTTCAAGATAGAATCAAATTTCTCTTGAACTGAAACGCTAGGACTTAAACCACCTGATACCATCCATGCTAAATGGTTACCTAGACCACCCATTTCAGTGTTGTAGCGTTGTACAGAATCAGTTGTCAATGTATTAGCCGCAGCCTCTACAGGAGCTGTAAATAATGAACCTGAAGTCTTACCACCAAATACACCTGAACTAGATTCAGCAGGAAGGTATGTAATGTTTTCTAATGTCTTAACAAACTCAGTTGCGTTAACAGCTAATGTATCTTGACGTTGTTCGATGATTGCACTACGCATACCACCACCAGATTTAAATCCATCACGTTCTTGAGCTTGTAGCTTCTTAATTTCTAAGTTTTGTTTTAGTTCAGAACGTTTTTCTGCTTCACGTTTACGTAAGTCAGTATTGATTTTAGATTGCAATTCTGCAGGAGCCATTTGCTGAACCTTCTTTAGGTTCTCTGCGCTATATTCTGTAGGGAATCCTTGAGGAATAGGGAAACCATTTTTTTCCCATCCTTTGATAATATTATCCCATTCAGATTGATTAGCTGCAGTGGCTAAACCATAAATAGCATCATTCTGTGTTTTGCTTGCCAAGTCACTTGCAGACTTCTTAAACTTCATAGATTCATCACGTAGACGACGACCTTCAGAAGTTAAGCGTTCCTTACGAACTGGGTCTGTTTCAAATCTAGCTTGACGCAATAATTTTTCACTATCCTTTACGGCTGAAAAAGATTGAACTGTATAGTCATTGATTTGACCTGCAACAGTAGGCATACCATTATCATCAGCCAACTTCCAATTAGGATAAGCAATTTTAGCTTGTTGACCAATAGGAGCTGTGCCACCTGTAGGTTGTGCTTGTGCTTGTTCCTGCTCTTGTTTAAGTTCTCTAGCTTGTTCTTCCAAGCCCATTTGTTTAATGTCGTATTGAGTAGCCTGCATTTGACCTTCACGGAATGAACCGTATGGGTCAAACTTCTGAGCAGCCTGCATAATTTCTAATGGAGATGACATATGATTATCCTGTTACTGTAGGTGTGCCACTATTGTACATAGAGTATAAAGTAGCCAATGGATTTGAAACTTGACCAATACCTTGGGCAATAGTATTCATACCAGCTAATGTAGAGAATGTGTTATTCGTGCCGATATTAGAACCATAGTATGCGCCTGTGGCTGGGGCTTGAGTAGCACCTGATAATTGGGCTAATGTCTTAACCTTATCAGCATAAGATGATTGTGCAAGTTGTTGACCAAATTGTTGACCTTGTAACAAAGCACCGCCTGATACTAAACGACCTTGAGCTGCTTGTTGAGCTTGTAATCCTTGTAAGCCTTGGCTTAATAGGAACTTGTATTGTGGGTCAGTAGTAATAGTGCTAGGGTCTTGCAATAAAGCATTTAATTGAACTGCGTTGCCAGCACGGAATTGAGCATATGGGTCTGCTGCACCAGGTTTGATACCTGAGCCTTGAGCTAGTTTAGTACCGCCCAAAATAGTATTGACACCACCAATAAGCTGTGAACCTGTCTTAGCATATCCTGCCAAGTCTTTTAATGTCTGTAATGCAGAACCGCCTGCTGCAGTAGTAGCATTTTGATTAAGTAATGTTTGAGCTGCTTCTTTAACACCTGTGGCTGTAGGACTACCAAAACTACCTGAAGTAGGGAAGTCTCCAACTTGGTCACCAATCTGAGAAGCCAAGTCACCTAAGCCTGTACCGCCTGAAGCTGTACCATAAGAAGATGAAAGTGTATTTGCAATTTGGTCAGCACCAAGTCCTGAAGAAGCCAAACTAGCGGCATCAGAAGCAACGAATGCGTCTACACCATACTGAGTGGCTAATGTTGATGCGATTTGGTCTTCTGCTAATCCTTGAGCTGCTAGGGATGCGGCATCTTCTGCCAACATGGATTCTAATCCACCACCCATACCGCCTGTCATATACATAGTACCTGCTGTAACGGCTGCAGGAACTAACTCTTTAAGACCTTGAGAAATGTCGCCAGATAAAACATCACCAACACCTTTAAATGTGCTGTCTACAAGATTTGTAACAGAATCAAATGCTGAACTTACTACACCCATAATATTACCTTTTTATGGTTATTATTTAACATATGTTCGCCTTCCAAGTGTATTGCTCTTTATCTGAATCAATAATAGGCGCACGAACAATCTTCATTAACTTAACTATTTGTTCATTCTCGGCTTTTCCATAAACGGTATGGATGCCTAACTTTACTAAATTTTGCCAAAACTGCTTGACAGCTCTAGCAATCATTATAGGCGAATCTTCAGTAAATATGTGTAATTCACCTACGTTAGTATCAATCATTTTCACTAAAAGTATAGTATCGGCTTTTCTCATAAAAAAGGCTTTACCATCTTTTACGAACTGAATAATCTTTCTAAAATTCTCTTGTGGGTCAAGACCGCCTTTAGAAAACTCATTCAAGATGATTTGTGATGCTGTCTTCATCAAGTATCCCCTTGCTCATAGTCTACCTCTAGATACTGTAGTCTAAGTGGTTCATTGTCGGTATGCAATAGGTCAAAGGCTCTTCTACGTGCCTGACCACCTCTGTTTACCTGAGCTTTAGGGCTATTTAGATAAAGATTAGTCCAAGATGTAAAGTCTTGGTAATCGTTGTTTGTGTAGCGAATTAGGGCATAAGAATCAACTTTATCGCCAATTACTTGGATGCCTGAGAAGAACTTACGGTCATTATTACCAAAGTCTACTAATGGAGTACGGGCAAATACTTGAATAGGATTGCCATAGTCATCATAAACATCAGGGTCAAATGAATACACAACACCTGTATCAACGTGTTGGAATAAGTCTTTGTCTTGGAACTTGCAATAGAACAATCCCTTGAAATAACCTTCTCTATTGTCTTCTGTAGAAGTCCAATATGTCCAACCATGTTGGGCAAAGTCATATACAAGAGTAATGTTTAAGTCTTTGATTGCTAACAAATATAATGAATGACCTGCTGTTTTTACGCTAGTTGCGTACATATTCTCGGCATCATTAGATGCTAAGTTAAGAATACGCTCAATATATTGGTTAGAAATAATCTGTGGTGTCTGACCTGACAAGGCAATAATCTGACGACCTTTTTGTTTGGATGTTGATACCCAAACGATTGTATTGTCCATTTGAACTACAGTATCTTCTGCGGCGGCACCAAACTGCAATACAGAGTTCTGATAAGGCAAGAATGGGCTACCTGGGCTAGTACCTGCATCATAGAAAAATTCAGTAGTCTGAGTTCCCAAAGCTACAATGTAGTTAATAGTTCTGTTAATGGCTACTAACTTATCGGCATCAGATACTACGCCAATATAGTTAATTGCTTGCCATGTAGTAGGGTCTTCTACGTTAGAGTTGTATAGCAATCCTTCAGGAGTACCAACAACATAGTATCCATCCACGAATACAGCCCCTGAGACGGTTTCTGCAGGGTAGCTAGTGGTAAAGGTTAGGGTTACTGTGCCAGACGCTGTAGCAGGCTGTGAAAGGGTCAATGTAGTGCCTGAAATAGCTAATACATAAGTCCCTGCTGTAATGCCCGTACCTGATACGATTTGACCATACTGTATGGCTGCATTAGAGGCTGATAGCGTTACTGTATCGCTTCCGTTAACCGTAGTACCATCTTGCGTTGTAATCGTTCCTGAGAGGTCTAGAAGCGCCCCTGAAGCGATTGTATATACATACCCTTTAACTTCATTCTTAAAGAAGATGAATGCTTGGTCAATAGAGGCAATAAAGTCATATTCGTCTGTATCGTCTACAGCGCCTTTGTCAACGCCATTGTCATAAAAATGACCGCCAACAATACTGAATAAATGACTACCTACTGCAAAGATTCCTAAACCAGCTCCTGTAGGCTCTGCTTGTTCAACGACCATCCCTGGGCGCTTAACAATAGAAATATTCTCGTTCTTCTCAACTTCGATTAGGGCATTACCTAACTTAGCGTCTTTGGTTAATGTACCATCACGTGTGGCGATGTTATGCCCCAATGGAATACGAGAAATTGGCATTATTAGTTCCTAAAGCTATTGCTTTTAGAGCTATTCTCAGACTTAGTAATAACTCTTAAATTGTTTTCAACATGAAGACCGCAAACAGTTTTACCTCTCAAAGGAACGATATGGTCAACAGTCCAAACTTCCAATCCTTCACGATTTAACATTGCTGCGACAGAATAATAACACTTAATAAAATCCTTATTTGCCCAAGATGGAGTTGCTTTAATCTTGGAAGCATCATAAGTGGCACTGTGGTAATTATACCTACCTCTATTTGCTTTTCTATATTCAGATGTAGCTTTTAAAATAGATTCTTTGTTTTTTTCATAATGTTGCTTATCCATGAGCTTTTTCTTCTCTGGATTTTCTTCACAATATTTTTTTACATTTGCCTTTATTTTTTCTTTGTTTAGCAAATAGTATTCTTTACTTTTTTGTTTTTTTTGTTCTTTATTTTGTTCTGCCCATTTTTTAGAACGAGCAATACTAGCTTCCCTATATTCAGGATTGTTTTTGAGGTATTCCCTCATGTAAGAGTTTTTACGCTCTTTATCCATCAATTCCTAAACCTATATTCGGGCGAGAACATGGTAGAAGCCTCTTCTTGGCTCCAATCCATCATCATCTCTTCTAGTTTAGCGGCACGTTGAGCTAGTTCAGCACGTACAGGGGCAACTACACCATATTCCATGGCTAGTTGGTCTGCCAAGCCAAACTTTAAGCAATTGAACCATTCGCTAGGAAAGTCAGGTATTGCGCCTGGTGTAAGAACGTCATCCACAGGCATTTGTACTTGTAGATGGATTGTCCAGCCCGTAGCCGAAGCTGCGTTGTAAATGTAGAGTACGCCATTGTCTAATTGAGGGTCATAGTAGCATTGGTTAGGAATACCTTGCGATGGTTTATAACCTAATTGCATATATTCTTGACGGCTAATAACTTGCAATACTGTGTCATTATTTTGTGGGCTACGAATAAAAGCCATAACAACACGCAATGGTCTTGTAGTTACTACGTTACCTGTAGGGCCGATAGTATAACTTTGCTGACCAATTACCATAGGAACTTGTAGGTCTTCTACTTTCCATAATGGTAAACCCTTAGTCTGTAATTGTTTAATGTACAGGTTAAGGGCTTCAGAACAGTTTGAATAATCTTCAGGAGTGGCTTTGTCGCCTGCGCCAATAACGCCTAATACACGCAATGCGCCATTGATAACTTGGTCTCGATTGATTCTGTATGTGGCTGGCATTGTTATTCCGTTAAGATAGATTCTCTAGCTTGTAAATTGTGCTTAAATATAAACCAGTTAATTCGTCAATTATATTCTCTAAAGCACATACTTTAGAAGAAATATCTTCACGATTTTCTGAAATCCATGTTACTTGGTCATTAAGCATTTTGATAACGTCTTTACCAACTTCGTTATCTAATTTAGATACTTTAATTAAACCAAAGTTGCCCTGATATGCCTCAATCAATTTATCTAGGATTTCAATAGATTCATCATAAAAGTCACCTAATGCCATATGTTCTGCAAATGACTTTGTAGACCAATGTGCTAAATGAGTAGCATTACGGGCGCAGAATACTTTTTCGACTAATTGGTCAATCATATTATTCTCCGTCCGCTGGTAATGGTGTGTTTCCAAGCTCTACCCACTTTAGGTATTCTTGGTAGTCTGTGTTGTCGGCAGTCATAGGAATATTTGCATTGTCAGAAAGTCTAACAACAATTTGACTACCGCTTGGTGTGTTTACTAATTTATACATAATCATAACTCCGCAGAAGCTGCCCAATGACCATAAGACCTTACAACTGCCCATGCAGCTCCTACCGCACCATAAGCATTAACACTGTTATATGCTGGTTGGTCTGAATTAGTTGTAAAAGTTCCACTTGCACCACTTCTTGTATAAGACCAAGTACCGCTTGCACCTGTGTCAGCATTGTAATAAGTCATGGTTGCATTAGTTCGTTTTTGCACTTGAAATCTAACATTTATTGCAGCATTGCTACTGCCATCACTTGAACCTTGTAAAATTGAAATACCTGTGTAGTTTGAACTAGCACCTAAAGCATCACCAATGTTGTAAGACTTTTCAAAATATCTTTGGCAAAGTTGCAACTCAGTTCCATAAGGTCTGTAATCAAAGCTAGTAGCAGTAGAGCCTTTTTCTAGTTGAACTCCTGTGATGTAGAAAGTAGCTCCGTTTGTGCCGACTACTGATGTTTGTCCAGTTGCACCAACATAGTTTGCAGTAGCCCAAGAGCCTGATGTTCCTGAATAAGTTGCACCACTTCCAAGATTGAACCATACGGCAATACCAAGTCCATTAGTTGTTAGCCATGTTCCACTTGTGTCGCCAGCAATAGTTATTGAAACAGTTGTCCAAGTATTTGCACTAGAAATTGTGTAAGTAAAAGGATAGCTTCTGTTTTGAGCATTATTTTGAACAGAACCGCCAAAAGTGCCTGTTAGCGAACTGTAAACTTTAAATGATAAAGTTATAGGAGATGCACTAGCAGTTCCCCAAGCTAAATCAGAAACATTAAATCCTTCAATAGCTTGTCGTAAACCAATTAAATCACCGCTTACAATAGAATAAGCAGATGAAGATGTTACACCTAAATAATTAGTAAAGCCTGTTGGCGGTGTTACAGAGCCAGCATTTTGTTGGATAGTAAATTTAGATGCTTGAGTTGAAAAATATGACCATCTATCTAAAGCATAAGTATAAGCACTTGCTACATTAGTAACACTAGCACCAGCATTTCTCTGGTCAATCATCATGCTCCCATTTATGCAACGGTTCTTGAACCCGAACCCACTTGCAGCGGTGTTTTGCACCGAAGCATCATTAAATGTGATGCCAGTTGTTCCATTTATACTAAAAGACATGCTTGCTCCTTACGCTTTTGATGCCACAATTTTATCGTTTCACTACGCTTTTTGCGAGTTTCTTCGGATTGAGTTTGCTTTTTCATCCGTTCACTAGCAGCCTGTTTCCATTCTTCGGTATGCTTTCTACCCTTGCATGGATGCACTTCGTATGATGCCCAATGAGCCTTTTGACTAGCACTCATGCGTTCTTTGGTTTCTTCAGAATGTTTATGCCCTAAAGAAAACTGATTACCCTTCATTGCTTCAGCAAGTTTACGCTTACCTTCTTCAGGATAAACCTTGCCTTTCATACCTGATTTGCTACCTAACGGTCTGTGAATCGTTTTACCAAGCCTAGATAAGCTATGCTTCCGTCTGCGTTCTTCAGTCCACTTATGACCTTCTGAGCCACCCAATTCAATGTTGTAGCCATTCGGTGCAATACTGTTAAAAACCTTAATCCAAAACCGCTCAACAAAGTTCAATGTAGCTCTGTTTTCAATGCCATCGCATATCTTGTCATAGCTAAAATTGTCTTTGCCATGAAACTTGTAGGCTGATAGCAACATTCTTCCATGTCCTAGCTTGTTTTCAGCACGAATCGTTTGACCGACATAGTTTTTGCCGTTTTTTTGGTTCGTAACAAGATAAACATGGGCAAACATTAGGCTAATTGCTCCTCAGTTGGTTTAGCTAATGTAGGATGCTCCCACTTAGCAATGTAATCTCCACGACCATCAGAATC